ATATCATCAAATGCATAATGAAAGGAACTCATCGAACCAGCCATAACAAAATGTTCATATGGAGCAATATCAGTGTTCAGTCTGCTAATCTTTTCTTCCCTCGTATACATTTGTGTATATGGACTATCTGTATTCTGTTTCCAAATATAATCATCCACATCAAAATATAGATATCCCAGTTTCTGTGCAACTATTTTTCCAAGTGTTGTCTTTCCACTTCCAGATGGACCAATTATCATAATTCCAGTTGACATATTTACACCTCACTAAATAGCAATAAAGATTTATTATTGTTCTGAAAATCGGAATTTATTACTTATTCATTTCATCAACTAAGCTTGCTGCTTTTACCGTCATTTCCACCCATCCAGGCACAAAACCACTGCGCAATGCATTTTTTACCGATTTAAGATTTGACCACGCACAGCAGTAAAATGGTACTTTGCCTCTTTCAATTATTTCAATTGCAAGATTACTTGTTAGTGATGAAGCAATTCCCATTCTTCGATATTCAGGCAAAACATCGACACCTATCTGCCACATATTATCACAATCCGCTGAACACGCTGCGAGACCTACAAGCTTCTCACCATCATATGCTCCAACTCCCAGAACATCTAACTCTTTTCTATCTGCACACAATGCATTCCCCCACATTGGAAGATACAAATCTGCAAAATCTTTTTGTTCTAACACTTTAAGGACATAATTGCACTCTAATCTTTTCAATCGTTCCATATCCGGCAAAAAATACTCTGCCATAAAACATACTCTATATCCTTTTTCTTTCATCCGTTCATCAAGCCAGTGCATGTTAGGCGTCTCAAAACAATGATAAAATTCAAACTTACTCAGATATGTTTCAACTATTTCTTTAAATTCATCTTTCACAGATGCAACTACATTGCTTCCATAAGACACAAAATTACAAGCGATAGGTTCTTTATAATATTTTCTTGCCAAAGGTTCAACTCCAGATTTAACAAATACATTTGTATCCTGAAGGAAGTCAGAAACCTTTGCATTTGTGTCATATGCAGATTGCTGCATTGCTATATCCATTATTTCTTTATTCGTCATAACTTACTTCCTTTTTTATTCTTTATCCAATACTAAATTATAAATTGGAAGCATCCAATCCAGCAACCACGCCACTTTTAGGCCATAGGTGTAGGAGTAGTCAAGAAATAACCGGCTCTCCTACACCTTTTTCGACCTCTAATCACTACTTATGGATCTGCGCAAGTGCTTCTTTCAGCTTGTCAAATCCGAACATTGCCGCATAAGCCACCATGAACGCGAGGACCACCGCGGCAAACACCATATACCACACAACAGCGATCCCCTTGATGGAACAATATGCAAAGAAAGCGCCGAGCGTCAGCACCAGCGAAACGATCATCGCCAGAGCATTCGTCGGCAGCTTGTCCCAGGTTACTTTCTTGAGCACCTGCACCACAATGTTCGTCAGCACCACCAGCACGCCAATGATGCTGATGATGACAGACCAGTTCAGTACACTCTCCATATTCTTTTCCTCCTGTTATCCAGCCCCGTCTTCGGGCGGAGTAGAGTTTCCCTTGTCAGGCCATGAGTTGTTCTTGCTCAGGTTTTCAAACAGCGCCTTGAGACCGTAAATCAGCACCACGCCGATGATCTCCTTGAGCGCGACCTGTGACAAAGCCTCTGCGATCTGCTCCCGTCCGAGCAATGCAAGGATATAGCTGCACCATACCCATGCAAGTCCGTTGAGAATGCAGACCCACACGATAATCTTCATCGTGGTGACCTTGAACCCTGCTTTGGAAGAAGACGGGGGGTCCTTTTCAGGAACACCCCCATCCCCCTCCAAAATATCAGTGAACGGTTCTGCTTCTTTGCAGGCTTTCATTTTCTCGGAAAGGCCGATGCCCCACCTGCTCACAGCGCCGCCACCTCCTTCTTATCCTCATCCTGAAGGAAGTCTCGTTTCTTCAGCCGGACCTTATACACCTCTCGAATGTTCTCAATGGCAATTTCCGCGCGGCTGTTTGGATACTCAGGGTTCTTTTCGCAATAATGCTCGTACTTGTCGATATACCCAAGTACCTCTACGAATTCTTCCTTCGTATGACGGATCGGACGAAGCAGCTCATTGTTAAAGCGAAGGATCGCTGCCCGCCAGTCATCGGCCCGGCCTTGATCATCCGTTTTGATATGTGAGTCCAGCTTTTTCTCGATCTCGTCGAGGCGCTTTGAAATGTCAGCATTGATCGCCTTGCCAATGGCTTTGGCGAATGCTGACCAGGGGTTGATTTTGACGGGGGCGATTTGCACCAGGGTCATAAGGATCAGGAGCAGACCGCCCCCGCCGGCTAAAATCTCTTGAATAGTCACATCTCAATCCTCCGGTGCGTTCATTCTGCCTTGAGCATGGCGATGAGCTCCTGATACTCACTTTCGGTCAGCTTGCCGGCTGCGAAGAAAATGTCGATCTTTTCCTCAAGGCCGTTGGTCTGGCCGCGCTCGATCATGCGCTTCAGAGTGCGATACAGCATAGTCGTTTTCCTCCTTTCTAAATTATTCCGAGAGACCCAGCTCAAGCAGGGTCAGTCGGTATTCGTGATCCACGCTCATCGCGTCCGTATCCTGGACGATGGAGTCTGTGTTTTTCTGAGCGCGGAACAACGCATCGTTACTGCGGTCGACCTCATTGTCCTTACCCTTTGCAAGGTAGGCGTCGTAGTTCTCCCGCACGCTGGCAGCAAGTCCGGGCCAACTCTCGACCTCAACGCAGTATTCGTCATACTGGAACCCGTCAAGGCCTTCCTTGTCCTCGGCATCCTTAGAGATCTTGCACGCCTCCACATTCTGGTAGAGACGGACAAGACTTCGTTTGGTACCGGGGATCTCTTCCACAGTAAAGCTGCCGGGGTTGACCATTCCCTGTACTTTCATGAAAATCACTCCTTTTTATGCCGCCTGGTATGGCGGATATAATGCCTGAAGTCTTATGCACTCCTTTCGGACGACTTTCTTCAGTGCAAACATCGTCTTGGGCTGGTAATGCCTGTCCAAAACCTGCTGATGATTGCATTTGCGAAGCTGTCCGAGCCGTGAGATCAGCCCTGAAGCCCTCTTAAACGAGATGACTCGGTTCCTGTCTCGCCGGTAGTAGTAAAGATGAAGCGATTGCTTGAGCCGGAATAGATTGTGCTTTCGCAAGATCGTGTAACCGTGTCCGAATCGGTATCCCAGAGCTGATGGTAAGTGCGGACGGCGGTGCCGCTGCTTTTTCTTCGGTAAAGCCTGATGCGCTCTTTCGACCTTGGGCGTAAACCCGACGCGGAATATCTGCCAGTTACCTTTGATCTTCATTCCGATCTCGGCAAGCCACTTCTTGATATCCTCCAGCAGCCTCCTCAGCTTTCGCTTGTTGGAACCGAAGATCGTGAAGTTGTCCATCTGCCGCAGATAGTGTGATACGCCATACTGCTTTTGATGGATCATCAGATCTAAGGGCTGGAGTGTCAAATGGAGAAACCATGCGGAGAAGAATGCGCCGATGAGAACTCCGTATTCCATAATGGCGTCGCACAGCCAGAGCGTTTCGGTGTCCTTGAACACCCGCTTCAAGGCTTCGATGACATACGGCGGATCAAGCTCCTCAAAGCAGTGGTAGATGTCGCACTCGCAGCAATACTTCGTGCCCTCCACATCGTTCTTCATCCACTTCTTCAATGCCTTGACGCCGTAGGAGTTCCCTCGGCCGGGGACGCTTGCGATGCAGTACCGGTCCATGCTCCGCATAATGTGCGGGATCATCGGCTGCACAACAGCGTGGTGAACATATTGGTCCGGCCACAGAAGCGGCTCGTTGATGTCTCTCCATTTGCCTTTACCGCTGTCCGCGTTGCGATCCCAGCGCCGTCGCTTGAGGGGCGGGTGCATGTGCTCGTCTCCGTCGACCAGACCTTGGATGAATGCTCGGAGCTTCTCCACATATTCATCCATATTATTTTCGATCTCAATGACCTTTTTGTTCAGGCTGTGATTGCCGTTTCGCCGATGGCCGGCGTTCACTTCCTGAATTGCCAGACGAAGGTTTTCGTCCGATATGATCTCTTTGTAAACTCGAACTCGTTTCATCAGGGATGTTTTTCCTCCTTGTAGCCTCACAACCGTTCCAGCGCCGCGGGGTGTTCCAAGGCGAGACCTGGCCCGAAGTGTACTAAGCTGTGTCCTGTCGGCTTTTCTTCAGCAAGTGCTGTGCGGTCAACCGTGCGATATAGAAAGGGTGAGGAACCCTTACTACCAAATGGAGGGTTAGCCTGTGGCTCAGCAAGGATGCGACAGCCGATGTTGTCGTTCGTGTTCGACGCGTTGTTGTAGTTGATGTAGAACGGACCGTGATTCTGGTTCTGGTTATAGTTACCGCCATGGTACAGGCACGGATATCTACCATTGAAGTTCCAGTTATCCGGGACCATCGTCTGCTGCACAGTTGACCCCATGTTAAATTGTTGTTTTTCTTAAAAATATCAGTGAAATGCAAGGGGAAGGGGCTGCGGCCCCCTCACCCCTGCACCCCTACCTCTTCAGGGGAACAGTCACGCCGCCTTT